AAGGTTAGTTGATTTAATCAATACTATTATAAAAAATAAAGATAATACTGATACAGATACTACTTTTAAAGCTGGTGATATTATAAGCGATTATAAAGATCTATTTGCTAAACAGGAAAATCTCACAAAACAGCAACAAAAAATCAGAAAAAAAGAATTAGCTGAATTATTAAGGGTAATAGGGAAAGAGAAAGAGGCTAAACAATTATTATCAAAAAACGATGATCAAATTTTTGATTTTTTAAATAAAGTAGCAAAAGATACAAGTGATAAAACAACGGTTCAATATGAAAGCTTGAATAAAATTCAGCAAATCATACAGGAAAAAGACCAAAAGTTATTAAATAGATTAAAAAGATCACCAACTATTTTAAAAGATAATTACAAGACAGGTAATCTAACTGGCAAGCTTAAATCAGCAAGTAAAAAAGTAGGTGGAGGCGTTTTAGAGTTAGCCTTAAATTTAGGTGGCACTACACGGTCTGAAATGTCTGATATGTTTAAAGATCTTAGAGGTGGAAAAGATTCACATAGGCAACAACTGAGGGATTTAAGACAAGAAGAACTTGATCGTAGAACTCAAGAAGAAACTAGAGATTATTTGAAAAAGTTATCAGAAAATGAAGATAAGGAAGTTTTAAAAAGATTAAGTGATGATGACGATGAATTAGAATATAGAAAAGACTCTTTAGAATCATTGAAAGCCACACGTAAATCAACTGAAGATGGCTTTTGGCAACTAACCGATAAATCTCAAGATATGGTTAGTGGTATTGATAGAGTAGCTGACAAGATAGAAGATTCTACTCAAGAAATTAGAAAGCTTGGAAATCAATTTAAATTCTTAGCTGATGATTTAAAACGCATTAACGATACAAAAGGTAAAGATAAAGAAGATGAAACTTCTTTATTAGAAGATCTTACCGATATGTTTGATGGTGGTAAGGGTAAAAAAGGAAAACATAAAGGCAAGAAAGGGAAAGTTAAAGCTAAATCAGCAAAACTAGGTAAACTTAGCAAATTAGGTGGCGTTGCGAAATCAGGATTGAAAGGGTTAGGTAACGTAGCAAAAGTAGCTGGCCCTGTAGGTTTAGCAATAAGTGCTGGTATGGCTTTATCTGATGCTTATGATGGTTATGATAAAGATAAAGCAAATGCATTAGGTTTTGATGGTGATACTGTAAAAGGTAAAGCTGATAGCTCTATTGCAAGTGCTTTAAGCGGTGCTAGTTTTGGTTTAGTAGGCGAAGATACTATTGCAAGTGGTATTAAATTTAAAGATGAAATAGATAATGCCATTATTGATGCTGTTGGTGGTAAAGATAGTATTTTAGGAAAAATTGCTGATACCGTTGTAAATCCATTTGACAATGTTATGAATGCGTTTGATAATATTGGAAATTGGTTTAGCAACAAAGAAAAGGACAAAGAAAAAGATACAGAAAAAGCCAAAAGTGAAAAACTAACAGATGCACAGAAAGCAGTTAAAGAAAATACTGAAAAAGCAGTAAATAATCCAACTGTACAAAAACTAAACAATTTAGATTCAGCATATAATTCACTGACACCTGAAGATCAATTAGATCCATTAGCAAACGGATTTCAAAATATGTTTGACTATATGGCACAAATCCCAGGAATTGGTGAATTCTTTAAGGATAAAACCAGTGGAAATGTAGATAAATCTACCGCTGATAAAGTGATGAATATGTTCAACCCTATGAATTCTTTTGGTTTAATGGGTGGAATGTTTAGTGGTATTACAAGTGCTATTTCGGGTATCTTTAGTGGCGGTAATACTACACCTAGAGCTAATTATTCTAGCAATACAAATACTGGAAATAGCTCTAGTGCAAATAGTGGGTATGCTTTACCTATGCCACAAGTAAAAGGTTCAGTTGAAGGTACAGGTGCAGCAAAACAAGCTAAAGATGCTTATATTGAACTTGCTAAGAAGAATGGTAGGTCTAGACAGGATATTCAATTTGCTTTAGCTAATATGGCTAGGGAAACAGGTGGCTTTACTAAAGCAGCTGGTGAAAATATGAACTACAGTTCAGCCCAACGTATTATGGAAGTACACGGTAAGAAAATCCGTAGGTGGGGTGGCGATGTTAATTCTTTAGTTAATAACCCTGAAGCTTTAGCAAATGTTGTTTATTCTGACCACAATGGGTCTAAATTAGGTAATACTGAAAAAGGTGATGGTTGGCGTTATCGTGGTAGGGGGTTAGTCCAATTAACAGGTAGGTCAAACTATAGAAAATTTGGTAAAAAATTAGGCATTGACTTAGAGGGTAATCCTGATTTAGCTAGTGATCCACAAGTAGCAGCACAAATTGCTGATGCTTACTTGCAAGAAAGATCTTATGGTAAGAATTTCAATGAATTTAGTGCTGGTATTATTGGTAACGTAACTACAAATACGCACGGTATAGCAGCACTTGAGAAAGGTAGGTCTTACTTAAACTCTGTAAGCGGTATGGTTGATGGAGTTGCTAGTCCTATCAATCCTGAAAACAACGAAAAACAAGCGTTTTCAGCAACTCCAGCAGGTCAAATGCAAGGTGCTTTAGAAAACATAAAAGGAACTAAGGTTAATGATAACCAAAAACAAGCAATAGAAAGTGGTAGATTAAAACTACAAACAGGGTTTAAAGCTGAAGGAATGACAGGATATGACCCTAATCAACGCTATTTCCAAGCTCCAAAAGGACAAATTAGTAAAAATGATGTAACTAAGCTTGATCCTCAGCTTTATCAAAACTTGAATATGATGGCTCACGAATATCAAGCAACTACAGGTAATAGATTTGTGGTTACTAATTCGTTTAGGACTAAAGAAGAGCAAGCTGCATTAAAAGCAGCTGGATATAAAGCTAATAGGCCAGGTTATTCTTTACACGAATACGGATTAGCGGTAGATATTCAACCAAGCCAAGCTCAAGAGCTTGAGAAAATGGGGCTATTGAAAAAGTATGGGTTCTATCGACCTTTACCAAATGACCCCAAAGAAAAACAACATATTCAACCTTTATCTATTGCAAAAACAGATTTAGCAGGTGCAGGCGATACACAAGTTCCAGAATCAACAACTGAGAACGAGACTAATACAAGTAATCCAACGCCACCACCTGTGCCTAAACCTGAAGAAAATAATACAGATATACAAACAGCTCAGGCTACTACTACCAATTTAGCTGAAAAAAGTAACCCAAGTGTGGATAATGTTAATCCTGTTACTCCTAATTTAGAAGCATTAGGGGTAACTCCACTTAAACCTAGCAACTCTATGCCAAGTTTAGGTGGTTTAGATTCAGGTATATCAGGTATTATGGGTAACATTTCTGATATTATTTCTAATCCAGTAGAAAGCTTAAAAGGTGTTGTAGGTAATGCTTTAAACAACGTAGTATCAAGTATTCCACAAGTATCTGATATTATACCTGATTTAAAAAGTTATATTAATGGTGGTTTTAATATTTCAAATCAAATGGGGGAAATATTAAATACAGGTCTAGACAAATTAGGTATAGGTAATTTAGGTGGATTATCTGACGTTTTCTCAAACACTATAGGAAACATTTCAAATATTGTTACAAACCCTATAGAAGATATGAAAACAAGTTTAGGTAGTACAGCTACAGGTACTATTTCAAGTATTCCACAAGCGGTTACACCAACGCCTACAGCAAAAGAACAAACAAAGATCCAAGTAGCACAACAAAAAGCGTTACAACAACAATCTCAAAGTTATGTTCAAAATAATATTTCAAATGGTGGTACAGCGGTAGGTCAAGGTCAGCCTGTAAATCGTGAAGAATATTTTGATGATATTATCCACGATGTAGGATTATCAATGTTTAATCGTATGCAATTAGGATAATTTAATATGTCAAAAGTAAATCAATTTTATAATATGATACAGGGGGATGCTGGTTCCCCTTTATCTTGCACTGTTATTTATAGTGGCATAAAGGGAACACATATATTTACAGGTTTTTTGCAAGAAGACCCAAAAATAGCTAACCAATCAACGTATAATAATAGTATGCCCGGTTTTGGTGGTATTGTAGATAAGGCAGCAAACGTGATTACTAAAGGTGCTGAAATGGCATCAGGTGTTCTCACTAATCTAGATGGTGGTGGTCAAATGTTAAACCCCCTTCAAGCTAGAAACTTATGGCAAGGTAACGAATTTAATAGTTTTGATGTTACTGTTACTATGTACACCTTAAATGAAGATACAGATGTTTTACAAAAAGCTCAAACAGCTTTATCCCTAACTAGCCCCATTTTCAAGAGTAACATACTAGAAGCTCCAGGTGGTTATTTATATGGGGTTGATGGCGTGTTTTCTAGCGGTACTTCCCATGCACAGAATACTTGGTCTATTAGAATGGGTAATCACTTTACAGCTACACATTTAGCTTGTACAGGGGTTAGGGTAACTATGAGCAAAGAAATGGTAAGGCTTGGTGATCCTAAGAATTATAATGACCTAGATCAACCAACAGCACCTTTATACGTTCAATTAAATTTTTCTTTCATTACAGATAGGTTACGTTATAGTGATGAAACACCTATGTTCATTACCCAAAGGCAAGCAAGCTTAAGTACAATAGGTAATCCAAACCAAGCTTCAAAATCAATTGCTGGTATTTTTAATAATAATGGCAAAGGTAAAAGTTGGATAGGATCAGTAGTGGATAGCACTATTGATTCAGTTAAAAATACAGCCGAAGGTGTAATCAGTGCAAGTAAAGATGCTGCTACTGAAATTGCAAAAACTATAACAGGGGGTGGTAATAGTGGCAACGTTTAAATTAAATTTAGATCAAAAATATCTTGACAAATTTGATATAATGAAATTTAATGCCCCTGTAAGATCTTCAAGGTTTGCCTATTTTGATATTATAGACAGTGAATTTTTAAGAAAGTTAAAATCCTTAAAAAAATATAAAACCTATAAAGTCACTATAGAAGAAGGGAGACCTGAATTAGTATCTGAAAGGATATATGGGCTAGGTCAAACTCAGTTTTGGTGGATTTTAATGATTTTAAACGAGTTAAGATTACCAAAAGATTTGAAAAGGGGTACTATTTTAAGATACCCAACACGTGAAGACTTAGACGGTTTATATCTAGGCTTAAATAATGATGATAATAACAATAAGCCAAATTTAAATGATATAAGAGGCGTAGTAGATATAGAAAGAGTAGCGTAGTATGAAAACAATAGGTGTAAAAGGTCAATGGATTCTAAGCTTATCCCCACCGCTAGATACTTTGGAATATTTTGATATAAACTCTTTTAAAATGGTATCAGAAGCTGGTAACATTATGCCAAGTTGCGAAATCGTTTTTACATTAAGGCAAAAAGAGAAATTCCACGAGTTAAATCAAGGTAAGACTATTACTGTAGGTGTTGGAAATAGCGAAGATAAGTTAGCTTTTGGAAATTTTACTGTATTCAGCAGGAAAAAATTAAAAGAAGAAGATAACAATGTAGATGTTAAATTGTTATTAACGCACAAGTCTATCAATTATTCAGTAGATACGAAAGTAAGTATTGTAAACGATAAATCTATAGCTATATTACCCTCTTTAGCTGGTAGGAATGGTTTTGGTTTTTCATCAAATATTGATGACACACTAGATAAAATGAAATGGGTTCAATCTAATATAACAGATCGTGCTATGGTTGATAAATTATGGTTTCATTCTGTTTTACCTGATCAAAAAGACTTAATGCTAATAGGTATAACTCCTGATAGTAAATTTTTATGTAGGTCTTATGAAAAAACAAAAGCTGGTGCAGGCGTAGGTAAATGGGCATTTATTCCAGATTCAGGTAGCCCAACTAACGGATTTACACCTATTATCTATACTCAAAACCCTGAATATAGATCAAATACGGGGACTATTGACTATTTAAGTGGGTATAGCCAAACTAGGCTTGTACATGATGCTGATAGTAAGAAATCTGATTTTATAACAGCAAGAAATGCACCTTTTTTAGCACAAACAAGCAGAGATGAATCTACCAACCCTAGCTTAAGATTTGCTAGTGTATCTTATCAAACAAAAGATAATATGCATGGTAGTTTCTATGCTAGAAAAGAATACACTATGCGTTGTTTAACTAAGTTTAATTCGCATACTGTAAAAATTGCAACAGAACAATTTGTACCTTGTGAAGTTACAGATATTGCTTTTTTATATGATAAGCATAAAGCTGAAGATACACAAGGTCTATATTTAATTAAAAGGGTTTGTCATAGGATATACAACAATAGATATGTTGGCTTAGTTACATTATGCCGAGATAACCCTAATGAAGTAAGGTAAGACAATGATTAATATGTCAAGTGTAGTCAGGGGTGATCAGTTTGATGACCCTTTGAAAAAACCACAGAAAGGGAAAGTAGTAGATAACGATGATCCAGAAAAGAAATGTAGATTAAAAGTAACTGTACCAGGTGTTTTAGAGGGGGCAATTGAGGATTTACCTTGGTGTTTACCTGTTTTTCCTAGTGGGTTTGGGGAAAGTGATAAATTTAGTCAAATTATCATTCCTGAAATCGGTACAGAGCTAGTTATAGACTTTCCAACAGGTGATAGTCAAATGCCACATTATTCAAGTAGGTGGCATATAAACGAAGTTCCAGATGAATTTAAGGAAAATTACCCTGATAGGTATGGGTATAAAGATAGTAACGGTACTTATTATTATAATGACAGAAAGACAAAAGAGTTTAAATTTCACCATTGTTCAGGCTTTGAGTTTACAATTGATGAAAATGGTAATTTTGATTTAACAACCCCAGGAAATGGTAAATCGTCTGTAAAATCTACTTGGTTATTCACTGTTCCACAACTTGCTAAATTTACTACAAAACAATTAGAATCAACAGGCGAAGTAAAAGATAAAGTTAGGACTATGCAAGGGGATCGTAATATTTACAACCAACACACTCACCCAGGTTTTCATGGCCCGACTTCACCACCAAATGAACGAAAATAGTAGAGGTTTTAATATATGGATAATGGAGTACAGATATATTCGGATTTGGATCAATCGCTTGATAGTGAGTACATTTATAATGTAAATGCTGTTAAACAATCCATTAAAAATATATTATCAACAAGAAAAGGTACTAGGATTTTTAATGCTGAATTTGGATCTGATATACATAAATACCTGTTTGAAATTATGGATGATCATACAAGCTTTGCTCTAATGAATGAAATTATAATCGCTCTAAATCGCTGGGAGCCTAGAGTAGTTGTAGAGCATGGTTTATCAAGTATAGTTGCAGATTATCAGAATGGTATATATTGGGTAACTATTGCGTTTAGAATCAAAACCAATCCAGCAGAATTACATAATTTTGAAATAGGTATTACACGATGAATTTAAAAGAATTAAAATCAATAAACTTCCCAGAAGTTAAAAAGTTTTTGATAAATTATGTAGAATCTAAACCAGAATACGAATCTAAATGGAAAGACTTTTTTGAAAGTGGTGCAGGTACTAACTTAATTGATATTGCCGCAGCTACTACCGCTTTTCTAGGCTTTAATAGCTATATGGCAAGAAAAGATAGTATGTTAGATTATTCAGCATTGCCTAGTACAGTTATGACTATTGCAAGTACATTAGGTTATGTGTATAATAGGAAAGCTGCACCAAGAATCAGAGTTAAGTTTAATAGTGCAAGAAACGTAGCATGGGATAGGTTTACCCCAATTGGTACAATTAAAGGTAGAAACGTTTGCTTAACTGAAAATACAATAATCAGATATGGTAATAATACGCTAGATTTAGTTGTTGGTGATTGGGTAAAACATGAAAGAACTATTTATGAAACAAAAGATTATTACTCTTTTTCAGTAGATGGAGTAGTGGATAATAGGTATTATGAATTGTTTATCAACGATGAACATACTAAACTTACTACTATTCAAGAAGAATTGAATAAGAATAATGTTTTAATTCGTTCGCATAAAGAGGGTGTTTATCTAATCTTTGGTAATGGTTCACAAGGTAAAAAAGTTGAATTAGCAAGCCAGTTAAGGTTTGAATATATTGTACCAGCTGATAAGTTTTTAGACTTGAATTTTAGCGTTGATGATCTGAAATTAAATATTGATGCTGAAATTATTGAATCAAAGATCATTGACCAAGGATCTAATCCTGATTCCACAGATAAAATGGTAGCGTTAGCCCCAGGTTATTATGGCACTCAAAGAAATTTGATTAGCTATTCAGATTATGAATACATTGGTGCAAGCTATGAGGGTTTAGTAAGTTGTAAAGCTAGACCTCATACAGATAGGTGTTGTACAGTAGATGTATTCTACTTAAGGCAAGATGAACAAAAATTCACACCTACACAATTACAGGAATTTGAAGATTATTTAGAAAAACACTCAATGATGGGGACAGCATTTTTTGTTTACCCACCAAGCCCTATAGACGTAGACGCACGGTTAAAAATCTATATCCATGATCCTAAAATGAAAGACGATGTAGAGCAGCTTATAAAAGACCACTTGCAATTCCAATGTATGAAATTAGGAACTAACTTCACAATGGCAAGTATAGCAAGTTTGGAGCTACCTATGGGGGCTAGGGTTTATATTGATTATCCTATTCAAGATAAACAAGCAAAAGAATATCAATATTTCAGAATTGCAAGTTTAGACTTTGAATATATAACAAAAGGTATAACCGCTTCCGTATCGCAAGGTGTTGATCTAAATAGAGGATATACGGAGTACGAGTATGAGTACAATTATAGAAAATAAACCTATTAATGTATTGAATTTGTACCCTCCAAATATGCGATATGATTCGCTTTCTATTATTTTTTCAGATATACTAGAAAAAGGTATAGCTAAGTATTATACTAAACAGACTGAATCAGTAGCTAATCTATACAATCCAGATAATCCGTTTTATAGCCCTGAGTATATTATAGGCTTATTAGGTGGTTCTGAAATAGCTGAATTATTAAAGGATGATATAGATAAGAAAACTATTTCTATGCTTTATGCGGGCTTAATCAAGCAAAAAGGAAAACCTGAAGCAATAGAAACCATTCTAAAAATAATCAAAATAGATTATGAAAGATTTCAATTATTAAGGGATAGAAACGGTTGTGTTTGGCTTACAGTAATTGTAAAAAATGGGGTAGTAGTAAAAACAGAGGATTTAGTTAAGTTTGAAAAACTAGCTAAAAAGTTTTTACCAACTTGTGTAAGATTAAGATCAATCACCAACTGTACAGATGTTAAAGATAACGCAATGGAAGCTGATTCAGATTGGGATTTTGATATATCTTGCCATTATTTAGATAATAATTTTAGATTAGATGCCTCTAATAAAGATATTGATCAAGGGTTCGGTGTATTAGATTCTGATTTAGTAATCAAATTTTGTCATTCTTTCAGTCATTATGTTGAAATGTCTTATAGTGCAATAGTAGATACTTTCCAAGAGCAAGCATTCACTCATTACGCTGATTGCACAGCTACTTATGATATAAGATTAGATTTCAACTTGAAAGCTGACAGCTACAATTTAGAAAATATTAGATATGCACTAACAGGAGATAAAGAATAAATATGAAGCAACCAGAATTTTATGTAAATGGTACAGATTTTCCACCTCAAGATGAAACAATAGCTGAAGGCTCACTTTTTCATAGGGCTGATGGGGAAATGATGAGAAAAGTACAAGGTGTATGGTTAAAATTATCAGAGTTAGATAAGAAAAAACCTACTAAAGAAACAAAGGAATAAATAAATGGCACAAATTAATACAGTAATGAACAAATCTTGTTCAGTTGCTATTGCACAATCTTTTATGGAAAAAGATTTATACCTTGTTTGGGGTGGTTTAGATGATAATGAAGAAGAGTGGACTGATACACCCCCTACAATTGATCCTTTAAAATCTAGGTTTGATAATGAGATTTGCAGAAGATTAATTGCAACTAAAAAATATGTAGTGCAAGATGATAGTGGTAATATTGAAAGCGGTGGGTATCGTTGGATTGAATCAACTGAGCCTACTAATTGCCTTTTACTATCTGTAACACATAAATTAACAGATGCTAGTAACGCAACTATTTATAAAGTAGGCGTAGCTTCAGGTACTAAATTTAATAGCGATGTAACAGATAAAAGTTTTGTAAATCCATTACAATTGACAAATAGTGGGTATTTGATCTGTAGTGCAAATATTCCTAAACTTGTACGTGATCCGACAGTTGCACAAAAACGAGATTTTATTTTGAGGTTCTAAGCAATGGCACAAAAACAATCATATAACAATTATGACTCCACTAAAAATTACAGATCTGTAATTTTCACAGCTGGGGCTAAATTACAATCAGCCGAATTGAACGAAATGCAAGATATTCAATTAGGCTTTACCTCAAAGATAGGTAATTTCTTAGTATCAAACGGTACTATTATTAGTGGCGGTGAGATTTTAACTTTAAATAGGAATCAGATTATTATTGATGAATCTACTATTTCAGTTCAAGGATTACCTGTTTATACGCCACAAGCAAGTATTACATTATCAGGATTGCAAGAAACTATTGGTGTACTTGTAGAAGAAAGCACTATTACAGGCGTTCAAGATGAACAGATCTTACAACCTGATCCTGAATCACCTTTCTACAAGGAAGAAACTTCATACCGTAAAAAAGTAGTAGGTAGATGGGTGAAAAATGATCAAGTACAGTTAGGTCAATTATTCTTCCCTGTTTTCACTATTGAAAATGGGTCAATTATTGCAAGTTCAGCCAATAGTAATGGAAATAGGGATTATATCAATAAATCAATTTCTGTTTATGATAAAGGTGTACACGGATCTTATGTAGTAGAAGGTTTGATTTTAAAACCAACGAACTTAATTAGAGATGACGGTAAGCATACAGTTGAATTAACAAGCGGTATTGCTAGGGTAAATGGTGATGAAACTAAAATTTCAACCAGTCAAATGATTACCTTAGACCCTGTTTCTGAGAATGTAAGGAACGTATCTAGCGAACCTGTTATTTTTATAAAAGGTCAATCAAATTATACTTTAAGAAATTTACCTCCAAAATCTATTACTAACGTTGTAGGTACTAAAGAGGTGACAGAAACAATTAATCGTGGTGGTACAGCAGGCGGTGAAGATACTTTACCTAATACTCCTGTTTTAAGAATTGTTGAAGTTAAACAAGGATCTACTGTATATAAAAATATTACTGACTATGTACAAGTAGGTGATAAAATCAGTTGGACTCCTAGTGGCAATGAACCCGCACCAGGATCAAGCTATACTGTAAAATACCAATATATGAACACTTTTAACGCAAGCGTTGTAGCTAATCGCTTACAGCTTTCTAACGCTGATATGGCTCAATTGGTACACAATACACAACTATCTGTAACATATCAATTCTACTTATCTCGAATGGACAGGGTAGTAATTAAAAACGGTCAAGTAGTTGTAATTAAAGGTATTCCAGATACTCCTTCTAATGTTATTCCACCTAGCGTAGATAACTCTATTGAACTATCTATAGGTGTTGTAACTTTAATGTATGGTCAATCACCTAGAATCACTCAAGATGATATGGTTACTATGATTCCATTTAGCGAATTGAAGAAAATGCGTAACCAATTATCTGATGTTCAATACAATATTTTACAGCTATCTTTAAAAGAAGAAGCACGTGAGATGGATATGGTAACAAACAAAAGGGGTGTTATCGTAGATTCATTGCAAAACGAAAATATGCGAGATAAAGGTATTACTCAAAATGCAAGGGTACAAGACGGTATTTTAGATATTGGTTCTAATTTTGGTACAAGCACTATATTAAATACTGACTTTATCAGTTTAGGTACACAACTTGAATATGATTTAGCAAGTCAAACTATCCATACTGGTGATCAACGTATTAACCCTTACGCAACTACCCAATCCGCACCTGTTGCAAGCTGTTTAATTAATCCTAGTGTTATTTATGGTAATATGTGGGATCCTGGATACGATGGAACTGAATTACCTAGACCATTCAAGGTTAAAGTTAAGTTATCTAAATTTAATGGAGCTGAACAAGTAAAAATTAAATTTAGGGGTGTAGATCAAGGTACAGTATCTACAGATACTAACGGTAGTGCCGAATATGAGTTAAATCTACCTGAAGGCTTATTATATAGTAATTATGAAGTACACGCTACAGGTTTAGTAAGTGGTGCTATTGCAGTAGGCGTTTTTGAATTAAAACGTAACGATGAAAGCTATAATAACTTCTATACTCAATTAAACTTAGCAAGACAAGCTGAAATTAACGCTCAAATGCAAGCCAATATTGATCAGTTACGTGAGGATTTAGAGACTGAATTAGCTGAAATTCGCAAAAGAATTGGGGCTTTAGAACAAAAAACACAAGAGCTTGCTAACAGCCATAATCGCCTAAAAAGCGATATGACAGCAGCATTTAATCGAGTTAATGCTGATATTAATAGATTAGACAAAGATATTCAAGCTATTGCTAGACAGCTACCTGGTTACTACATTCACTTTGCAAGTAGTGAATACCACGTTACTAATCCTAGTCAGTTTGTTAGAGTATATGCTGGTACTGAATACACTAACGGTAATATTAATTTTGACCAAGGGTCAGGTACAGCAACCACAGGATCGCAAATGTGGGAGATGGGTGTTATCGCAAAAGAGAACGTTACAAAACAAATTTCTTTCATAACTAACGATGATGATGTATTTGTTTTCTTAGATGGTAAGGCTATTTGGTCTAGACCTATTACAAATAATAACCCACAAACTGTAAATCTTAACTTAACAAAAGGTAATCATATTATTCAAATTATCTTAAACAACAGAAGTAGAAACTTATCCCACTTACAAATGAGTGGTGATATTGTTGATAAGATAAAAGTATTTATGAACCCGAATTGGGCTAAACAAGCTATAGACGATGCTGATAGATTAAGGTCTGATTATGAACAACGATTAGCAAGACAGAGAGCTGAGGAAGAAGAAAGAAGAAGACGTAACTTAGAGGCGTGGAGAAGATGGAGATTGACTGACCCAGTTGCTCAATCTTTTATCCCTAGATCTCCTGTAGATATTAATGCGGTAAGTTGTTATTTAACTGAACTACCTACTAAAATGTTGTATTGTAAAATCGTAGAAAATACGGCAGGACAACCTGATATTTTTAAATTAGTAGGTTATGGTGAAATTCCAAACGTTAAAGATTTAAGGATTGGTTGGAATAAGATCCCACTTGAAAGCACAGTATCTTTACAGCAAGGAAAAGAATACTCTTTAATTATTATTACTGAATCTTTTGAAGGTAAAGTTGCCATTGCTAAAGTAGGTGATCGTGATGTTAATACTAAGCAATATGTTAAAACTCAAGTAGATGATGGCGTATTATTCTTATCAGCAAACGAAAGAACTTGGGTATCAGTACAAGATAGCGATATGGTTTATAAGCTCCATGCAGTAAACTATGAAGCCACTAGAACTGTTAAGGTCGGTACTTTAACAGCAGCACAAAGACAAGAAAATGTTACTGATTTAAGATTAGTAGGACAAGTGAAAACTAACGAATCAACAAGCGTTAGGTTCTATGCACAAGTAGGTGGTCAAAGAATTGATTTAGCCTTAAATAGAACAATTTTTACACAACCCATTAAGAAATCAAGTGGTAATATTGAGATTTTTGCTGAATTAAAAACAACTAACCAAGCACATTCTCCTTTAATTAACCCAGGCTTACTATTATTAACAGGTACAGCGATTTCCCCAAGTACTTATGTAGGAAGACAGTGGAATATTAAAAATGGTCAAGTTAGTCCAGCAGCTATTCAAGTAGTATTAGACCAATTAGCTGAAAGTGGTTGCAAAATTACACCATATTATCAAACAG